CTTAATTTGAGCTGACCGGTCGTTGTATCAGCCCACCATTGATACGCGTATTTAGTCGCTGGCTCAGAGCTGCTGCTGTTATTGCTGACAATCGCTGCAAGGGCATTATTGAGATCTGAACGGACTGCCGAGCCAGTTCCATTCGCGATCACATAGTCATGGGTAGCCATTTCTTAGCCCGTTGTGGACAGCATTACCATCATCTTAAACGCCTCTGCCAAATCCCACCGCTGTGTAAGTGAAGTTGCGATCAACGTTGCTGCCGCCTGAATCCAGCACATCAAGATTAAAACCTGCGCCTGTAACGCTGCTGACGTTGACGCGCTCACCGTTGCCAAGGTTCTGCACCGTGATGCCAATGCTCGGCAGGAAGTTATTTAGGTTGCCCAGCGCCGACGTGCCAACAAAGAAAGCGTTGTCGAAAGTCACAGCTTTGGTGCTGGTGCCAGATGCAGTGACCTGGCTGATTTCTTCCCTGCGCTGGAAATTGGTCTCGTAGCCCAGCTCATCAATCAAAATGTTCTGCGCGATGTCAGCACTGGTTAGCTCTGCTTTGAACTGGAACGCACGGCCCTTGAACGTGCCAGCTACAAACTCTTGCCACGCTGTGTAGTTCGGGGTTCCTGAAGGGTCGTCGTCTGTTCTTCGCATGTAAAGCTTGGCATTGACAGCATCAGCCTCTGTTCCATCGAAATCGTTCCAGGTATCAATCAGCGCAGTGCGTGCATCAATGGTGTCGTTCGGGAAGAAAGCCCGCGTGACAAAACGCCGCTTGATGTCAAGCGCAAAGCGTGCGCCAAGATCCAGCGTGTTGTTGAACTGATACTCAGCAGAACCAAGGATGTCCCCTAAGAAATCAAAGGACGTGATGGCATCAAAGTCCGTCACATCATCGAGGTTGTCGTCACCATCAATCACCAACGCATCAAAGTCATCGCTGTAGAAGCAGTCAGTCTTTGTGCCTTGATACGGCGGGCTGTCTTGATCCTCTCTGCGCGTTTGAACCGTGATCCTGCCAATGGCGTCAGGGAAGTCCATCAGCACGCTGGTTGCGTTGGTGCTCTTATTGCCCAGCTCGTCCTCAAACTTGACCAGAATCTCGCCTTCAACTAGCGGCACAATGGCTTCAGTTGAGTTACCACCAACAGCAGGAATCAGATCAACAGAGTTGGGCCAAGTAGCTGAACCGTCAGTCAGGCTGCTGTGCTTGATATGCACCAAGCCGTTGACTTTTACATCAAGATCAACTGTTTGATCCCACCGCAGGCGAGCACTGTTGGCACTGATCGGTTCAATCGATAGGTTCTGCACATCACCAGGAACTGCCGTTTTGCCGACAAGCGTGAACGTTGCTGTTGAAATAGTGCTTTGCTTGCCTAAATAGTTTCGAGCGAGAACTTGCACGCTTAACGTCCCAGCACGCAACGCCCTTAGCGTGATTGATGGGTTGCCCGTAACTAGCGTGGTGAAGTTGTCGTTGTCTAGTTTGTACTTAACAAGGAAGTCATTTGTATTGCGACGGTCATGGCTCCAACTAAAATCAAAACCAGTGTGAACTGTCTGACCTTCTTGATATAAGAACTCGCTGCCCGTAAGATTTTCTGGGGCAGAAGGCGTGGCAGAAAGATTGGTAATATCTCGCGTCGTCAGCGAAATGTTTTCTTCAATAGCTGCGTAAATTGATTCGTTATATGCAATGGCACTTACGCCATAAACTCCATCGCCTGATTCAGCTACCGACAGCACACGAAACTTTTGAACTTGAATATCAGTTGTTTCGATCATGTAAACCGCAGCAGCATTAGGCGCTTCACTAAAGGCTGCCGTCACGGTAATTTCTGCGTTTGAAATGCTGCTTATGCTCCTGGTCTCTGCTAAACCAGTTGGCATCATTACTGAAATGGTTGGGCTGCTTGCAAGATTTACCGACAAATCAGTGGTGCTATCGATTGTAATAACAGTTGTGGTTGCAGAACTGACTCGTCCACTTCTTCGCGTTCCACCACGCAAAGGATCAGCAATATCAACCACCATGCCAGGGCGAACAATGATTCCGCTGTCGATTGCAACAGCAAATTCACAAGTCTCAGTCAGGTTTTGCTCTGAAAGCAATGTCCATTTGCCAAGACGATGGGCTTGGCCTTGGCTATAACAACCAATGGACTTTATGTCTTTTTTGATAATGCCGTATTTGGCAACAGCCGCATGATCTTCAACATATTCATACTCAATACCACCACGGGTGTCGTATGACTGCCATGCCACAACAGCAACGGTATGACGAGACTTTTGTGAAGACCCAGAATAAGAAAATGTTCCACCAGCAACGTTAGACGGACCAAGCAGGTACTGAGCATCAGTTGGCTTATCTTGCAGCAACACCAATGATCCAGAGCCGTAATACGCAATCCCCCGGAAGATACCAGTCAGCTGTTGAATGACGTTGTAAACCTCATCCCTGCTATTAATTAGCATGTTGAGACTGAACCGTGGCTCTTGACCTCCCTCCCCGTCATTAACTAAAGCATTGCAATACTGGCTAATTGAGAAAAAGTCATAGCGATCGAGCGTGTCTTCTGGGATTCCTGCCCCATATCGATCATTAATTAACAAGTCATACAAACACCAAGCTGGATCGTTTGTCCAAGTTGCTGCTTGAAACGTGCCGTCCCAAACACCGGAATATGTAATCCGTCCCAAAAGCGTGGTTGTGTCTACCGTCGCATTGCTTGGTATCTTGACCTTGATGCCTCGAATTAAATATTTTCGGTTAGGAACACTGCCAAACTGACGAGAATCAAAACGCAGGCCAACTAATGCAGAGTTTGGGTAGCGAAACTTTTCATCAATAATCTCAGTATAAGCTTGGAAAAATGTTGAGCTAGCGCGGCGCGTGCTTGTTTCATCAGCACTAACACGCACCATCCGAATATCAACAGGGAAAGCACCACTGAGCGCGATCATGTAGTCACGCTGATACTTTGCGCTGCTTTTGCCTGAAATCGTGTCTGAAACTACGTCGTTAAAACCGCCGCCGTTATATTGAATTTGAATTTTAATTGAAACCGAGTGCCCCGTAATGTCGCCATCGTCTTCGACAATTCGCAGCGATGGAATTGTTAATGTGACACGAACCCGATCTACATCTGTATCTGTAATTGATCGAGTTACGGGAGTGCTGTTTGAAACCTCAGCATTAACCGCTTGTTCAGATTGGGTTGAACCAAAGTCGCCAGAAATATGGGTTTGAGTTTGAGTTCCAGTGCGTGTAACGACCTCAAAGCTTTGAAAATTATTTGAGCCATCGGCATTTTCAATCGGCGTATCTTCTAGGAAAATGCTTTTGTTGCCATTTTCTAAACCTTGAATTTCGCCTTCACTAATTACGTCAAGGACACTGGCAAACTGAACTGATTGGAGCGTATCATCAGCTTCTGTTGGTGTATGCGAGCCGCCGCCGCCTTTGCCGCCACCACCGCCACCAGAGCCAGCAACATATTTGGTTTGTGTCATCCCTTCACCTCATCAACGTCAAGACCGCTAGAAATAACTGCCGATCCAACAAACACCCGCCCATACGCTAACGGCACTGGCAAACCTTGTTTCGACGTATTTACAACGTTAGAGAACGTAAAAGATTCGAGCTGCACTGATTCGTCAAGTTGTGAAATTTCAGGCTGTGGTGAAATGGCCTGAGCAATGCCCATAAAAACCAGACCAATACCAATGTTGCCTGCTGCTACGGCAAGACTTGCCCCAAGTGTTACCGTCGTTCCCGCAGCCGCGGTGGCTCCAAACCCAACAGCGCCTCCAGCAAGTAAACCAGCCCCAGGTGCAAGGATTGCAAGAGTAATTAACCCAATACCAGCGGCAATCGCTCCAAACCCACGGCCAGCACCTGCAATAATAGGCGTAATACTGAATACTTCTCTTTCGCTCCAGGGCATTACTAACGGGCTTAAATCATCAATAACGCGCTCTTTGCCGATAGTTACTCGATAGCCAACACCATCTTTTTCGCTATCAATTAACCACTTATCAAGACCAGGAAAATTAACGCACAACGCTTTCAATGCTTGTGCTGGTGTTGCAGCTTCAAACTCAAACCGGCACTGGCCTAGCCGCTTTCTAAGTGCGCCGTAGACCTTAACGACTTTCATGCCTTAAGGCGCAAGCAGTGCTCTTTCCATAGTAACTGCTGCCAAGGGTGAAAACATCCCTACTAGACAGCCT